CTCTAGAGAAATCAACTCCTACTGGTGCATACATTTGTGCCCAAAGTGCTCCTGCAGTTGCATCAGCTGCTGCTAATGTTGCTGTAGCTACTGGGTTAACCAATTGTAAAGTGTATGTCCATGCTGTACCACCTGCTGCTTGTTGTGGTTCTTTCATAATACGCGCTTGAGTACCTGCTTGAGATACTAATACGTATGGAAATACAAAGTGTTTGTCAGGAAATTCAATCTCGAAAGATGATCCTCCTAATCCTAAAGATGTTGTGTTAGCTCCTGTCGATGAAACTGGTCTCGTTCTTAATCTGTGCGTTGCCACACGGTACTCATATTCCAAGTTATCGATAGACTTAGTGTTACCAACACCTTCAGTTAAGAAAGATAATGGGAATCTTTTGTCATCTTTTCCAGATAGATGAGTAATAATAGGAGACAGTTCAGTAGGCTTAGACAACATCGCATTTGCCAGACTGTTCATGTCTGTCATTTGTGAGTCGTTATAAAACGTCTTTTGGACGCTTATGTTTGTTCCGTTTACTGCCATTTTTATTTATTTAATTTTAGGGTACCTAACTCCCTGTTCAGGTATATCTTTATATGTTTAAATCTAAATCATCATAATCAACTATCTTTTTGTTTTTACCTGCTCTACGAGCACTCTTAACATTAGCTGATCCTTTTGAGATCTTATCTCTTAGTGATTTTGCACTTTTAGTTTTAGCCTTAGTGTTTATAATTGTTTCTAGATTAAATCCTTTATACATTAAGTAATCAATACCTAATTTAGTTTCCATATCAGCCTTACCATGATCTAAATCACGTTGTGTTTGACCTTCCCTGTTTACAGGTGTAGAAATATATTTAAAGAACTTTGTTTTTTCTTTTTCAGGGACTACTAATCCTGCGAACTCTTTAGAATTTGAAATAGTGTCCGATACTTCATTCCAGAATTCTTGCTGTTCTTTAGCTTGTGATTCAAATTGTTGTCTTTGGTTAGCAACGATTTGCTCTTTTTGAGCTGCTTGTTGTTTACCTAAAGCCTGTCTAGCTTGCTCCGCTTTACCGTATAACTTGCCAGAATCTTCATAATCTTCTAACATCTCTTGAATAAATTCTTGATCATGCCCTTTAGTAGCAAAGTAATCTGATAAAATTGCTTTTTGACTCCTAGAATCATCTTCAGCTAGAGATACTTTATTATAATCCGATCTAGGATCATAAGCTTGCATAAAATTATTAGACTCTCCTCCAGCAAGTACATACTCTAAATGCTTTTTAACTAATGGAAAATTTTCTAGTACTTCATCTATCCTAGTATCTGCCATTTTATCAGCTACGTCTTTCGTCATCTCAGCTAATCCATCTGCTGTATCTGCGTAATCACCGTCTACTTCATAACCTAATTTAGTTAAGACTTCAGAAACTACTGTACCTTCTTCATCTTCGTCTTTTAAATCATCATCATTATAATCTTCAGTGTTATTAGCATCACCTTCAAGGGTATCATCTACTTCTTGTTTTTCAGCCTCTACTGTTTCAGGGGCATCTGTTTCTTCTACCTCTAGTTTTGTGTCTTCTGCTGTATCCTCAATGGGAGCAGCATCATCGACAGAAATAGTTTCTACTCCGTCGCCAGCTATAACATCATCAAAAGTGATGTCATCTAGCTGTATTTTTTCATTTGGGTTCATATATATATATTATTGGTTTAAGTTACAAATTTACGAATTATATTGATATTTTTTATAGTTTTTTATTTTTTACGATTGTCATTATTATATAACACTTCTTAGCCTGCTTTTATCATTGGAGAAGAAAGCATACTAACAGGTTTTGTCTTAGGTTTTTTCTCAAAAAGACTTTTAATTGAAGGAAGTCCTCCTAAGTTTTGCCATGATTTTGGAATAAACTTTCCTCCAACTTTAGATGTATAATATTCTAATCCTTTACCAATACCTACATTTTTTGCTTTAAGACCTATCACTCTATTAATCGCATTTGCGTATTTGCCTTCATATGCGTCTTGTCCCATTTTATAAAAATCTTTTACTCTGTTTAATTGTGGGAGGGTGCTTACAACTCCTCTACCAAAATCCATAACACGCTTTTGAAGATTGTCATAATTTCCAGTAGATAAATCTACTCCAAAGTTTCCAGTTTGGTTATAAAACGAAGGTAAAGCAAATAGCTTAGTAGCATTATATCCTGATTGAAAAGCTCCTTTTACAAAAGGTCGAATACGGTTAGCTTTTCTCATAAGATCAACACCTCTACCCACATGATTTAGATAACCCGTTGCTCCCCCTAAATTAAGACTTCCTGCGCCTCCTACTGAAGCAACTCCTAGTGCATTCCATTTCATAGTATTTTGACCTGAGCTCCTCATAGTATTTTTATAAATCTCCTCAATTTTTTCTGGGTTAGCTTCAATACTATTCCTCATATTAGTCCCCCCATGGCCTCCAGCAAGCTGATTTGTTAACATAGAATGGCTGTTAATAATTGCTGCATTTTTCTTTGTTGTATTAACAAGAGTACCTTTAGATTTATTCATAGCAATTTGATTATCTGCTATCTTCTTATCTTTAGCTATTTTAGCTAATAAAGCTTCTCTCTCTATAAAATTTTCACCTTCATTTTGTATTTGAAGGACTTGAGGAGTACGAACATTATCTTGTACAGATCCTTGATTATAGTTAGGATCAAAATCAGCAGGATTAAAATGAAATTCTCTTTCACCACCATGTGGATGCTTTTGTATATAACCACGTTTTATTTTTAATCCACCTTGTTTATATCTTCTTAATCCACCTTGTTTTTTCATCTCATTTTGTTTATATCCGCCTGTTTCCCATTCTTTTGCTTTTAATCCTAGTTTAATAGCTGAAATTTTACCTTTTTCCCAAATAGTTGCAGTATCGCTAGGTTGTATTAACTTTAATACATCTTTCCTACTTAGCCCCATTTTTTCTCTGTACTCTTTTATACCTGAGAGATTAGCGTTGTAAAAAGATTTCATTGCTCCTGGTATACTTTTAACTCCTTCAAACCCTTTAGCAATATTTTGAATTTCCGCGTTTAAACCTTGAAAGTCTTCATCATTTAATTTATCTACGCTAGTCAATGCAGTGTTAATTGCTCTTTGCTTTATAGACCTTGTACTTTTGTTATCTTTTCTATCGTCTAGTAGTTGATTGTAAATTTCTGACACACTTCTAGTTTCACCTTTTTTATTTGATATTCTTCTAGCAAAATCTGTTGTCCATTCATGAGGTATTAATTCTCTACTAGTATAACTCATAGTATTAGTACGAGGATTTTTAGGATTAGGATTAATTATTCTATTAACATCATTTAGAGCTCGATATACTCTTGGGTTTACATTTAATGTGTTATCAGCTCCCGTTCTTATTTCTCCTTCAAAATCTTCAGGTACTTCGTATTCTTTTATATCTCCACCTGTTTCATATTTTACTCCACCATCTCTAAAGTTTCTTGTATAACCTATTCCTCCAGTAACACCTGATTCTCCAAACTCTCCAGATCCTTTACTATATCCTAAATTAAAATTAAGTTTATTTTTACCAAAATTTCTACCATGCATTAACGATGCTCTTGAATGTACATCTGGTTCATGTTCTACTTCCATCTCAGTAAAGGAGTTATTTCTATGTTTTGTACCTTTAAGTTTATACTTATTTCCTCCTCCAGCATTTAATAATTCTCTACTTATTGATGCTTCTAAATTAACATCTCCAAGTTTTTTAGCTGCAGAAAGAGATTGTTCTAATATAGGAACAGAAAATATAGGTTGTCCATCTAATTTAGTTTTCATAAAATTTCCTAACAACGTTTTAGATTTAATATCTAATTTACTTTTATTTAATGATAATAATGTTTTATCTATAATTCCACCTGTTATCTCTCTATTTGCAGGAATAGTAAAAGGAGTTTCTTTTCCATCATTAACATATGTTCCAGAGAATGTGGAGGGTTGAGATACTTGAAAACCATACTTATTTATACCTCCTGTTTCATATTTTTTTTTAAAACCAGATTTCATATTACTGTAAGCTTTTTTAGATACTGTACTATTAGCTTTACTCCTAGATGTTCCTGATTTTTTTTTATGATTGATATTGTGATATAATCCTCCTGCATCAAAGTGTCTTACTCCTCCATCTCTAGCTTGAATCATTTGACTTTGAGCTGATCCTGTTGGTAAATTTTGTATACCTACATTTTGTGTATCTCCTGCTTGAACTAAATGCCCTTGATTATTATCTATAGGTTGATTTACATTAGGTTGACTAACTCTTCCATCTGGTGTATTTTGAGGGGGAGGTGGGGGAGGTGATTGATTACCTTCTGCCATCTGTTGCCCTTGGACTTGGGCTTGTTCTGCTTGTTGTTGTTGTTCTAATTGTTGTTGTTGTACAAATTGATCTACAACATCAATACCTTGTTCAGCAGCACGAAATGCTTCTGATACTCCACCTGGATAACCACTTGCTCTAACTCTATTTAATATGTTTCTTCTAGTTTCGTTTGTTAGCATTCTCTTTGGCTATTTGTTGTTTAATTTGATCACCTTCTCTCTTTACTGTATTAGAATCTCTATCTATACTTTCTTTTTCTACAGATCCTCTAATTTTTTCTTCAAATTCTGCTGTTTTTAAATCTAATTCTCTTTCTTTAATGTCAAAATCTTTCATCATTTTTTCTAAAGCTAAAGAAGTTCCTTCTGGATCATTTTTAGACTCAGCATTAATCAGTGCAATCTCAATATCTTTTTGACGATCTTTTTCTTTATCTAAAGATTGAGCTTGTTGAGCCATTTGAGCGGCTTCCATTTGCTGCTGAGCTTGTTCTTGTTGAGCCTGTTGTTGAGCAGCTTCTAATTCTTCTGAAGCTTTATCTGCTAACTTAAGATTCTTTTTAATCTCAGAGAAACTATCACTGTCTAACATCTCTGCTATTGCAGCTGGCTTAGTACCATTTTGCATCATAGCTTGTGTTAAACCTTTAATGTTTTGTAATTTTTCCTGATCTTTACCAGCATCAGAAACAAATATACCATAGTTAGATTCTAAGTGATCCATACTATTTAGATCTAAAAAGTCTGTTGTACCATCTGGCATAGAATACATAGTTTTTTTACCAGTTAACCAAGCTTCTTTAGAGTAATCTAATAATGCTTGGAAATCTCTTTGTTCTAATCTTTCAAATTTTCTAAATAGATCTTCTGTAATATGTGATGATTGCAATATAGCTTGTTGAGAAGATGCTTTACCTTCATAAGCCCCAATCTCACCCTGTCTTTGTCTACTTACTCCGGATATTTTCTCCCACTCTATAGCAATAGAGTTTAATAATTCTATATACTGAGATATAGTTTTAATAGACATATCTAAAACAGATTGATGTTGTGGAGATAATTTAACTCCTTCTTTATTGTAATCTACCCAGGCAATACCTGTAGCGTCTACAAAATACATAAATTTATCCATATCCCATTTCTTAGGTATCATATTAATATCAAACTGTGCTATAATATCTTTAGACTTAGCTACAGCTACTTCAAGACGGTATTTATAAATATTATAATTTAATTGATATGGTACTCCTAATTTAACCAAGGATATATTCTTAGAGTTAATATCAGAATATCTCCTACCATTAATAGGTAGTTTACATTTAGAAGGATTATCTAAAGACAGTCTTTGGTTAGCTATTGGGTTTATATTAATATACATTCTACCATCAATTCTTGTCCCCTCCCATACTTCGTTAACCCACTTCCACTCAACAGATGCCCCATCTTGTTTCAATTCTTGGGGTAATCTAAAACCATCTTCTACCTCCTCTTCTTCCATAACGCCTGTTTCAGGATCCATGTATGTTAAAAAACCGATTCGTTTTCTTGATTTCCAATAAACATTAACAACCTCTAATAATCTATTTCTATTAGAATTTTCATCATTACTTGGAGATTGCGCATTTAAATAAGATCCACCTGTTTCTGAATGTCTAGGTTCTTCAAGCTCTAATATTTGATCTTCTGTAAGATCTTCATAATAATGATCTATAATAGTAGATGCATGAGAGTATTTTCTAACTAAAGCCCAATCTCCATCCTCTACAAACTCTAAATCTGGATCTAAATCATAATCTACATCAATAGGATTTAATATATCATAAAAAGGCTCTGCACTTCTGACTCCTCTATGAGTATATACTTCTCCAGATACTAAGTAATGAAACCATGCTTTTTGTATCTTATCATACACTTCTTGCTCTTGCATAATATAATTTAAAGACTTCTGACCAAGTATAGCTCTATTATCTACATAAGAAGACTCAAACATATCCC